AATTCTGCCGGAAATTCAGTGACCCTCGGGCAGGGTCTATTAGAAATTGCCTGTCCGCAGGCGGTCAGCAGCAGTAGACTGCTGAGCAGTACGAGCAGCCTCATCGGCGGATTTCCTTATTTCCTGTTCGAGTTCAGCGGCATTGGCGCGAGCATGCTCGCCGCCGGTCTTGCGTCCAATTGCCCAAGCCGAAGCAATGGCACCGAGGACAACGAGGATCGCCGCCAGCGTGCCTTGTAGCTTACCCCAAAGCGCGGTCATGCGTCTCTCTTCTTCAGCAGGTATACCGCCGCGAGCACGACAGCCCCGGCAACCAAGGCCACGCCCACCGCCCAGTGAATGCCGCTGAGGCTCGTCAGTGCCGGTGCCGCAGTAGCAGCCGCCGCAGCGACACCACCCAACTTGCTGGCATCCATCGCCATTGAGCCCTGGGCCGGTGTGGCGGGCTCAACGCTGCGAGAGGATACGAAGGCACCCTTGGCCCACAGACCGGCTTCAGCGGCCCGCCTGTTGCTCAGACCAGCGTTCACCTTTTTCTTGACTTTGTTCCAGCGAGCCAACTCGCCGGGCACTGCGCCTGCGTCGCCTGCGTTGAGTTTGCGGATAAGGGTGCTATTCCGCATGGCATTGGTGCCGACGTTGTACGTCCAACTGACCAGGGCCGCGAACTGATTGTCGGTGAGTTTGGCGGTGACCGCGCGAGAAACCGCTTCTTCTGCAATTGAAAGGTCGATGAGGAGAAGTTTATCAGCGTCTTCCTGGCTGATCCGCATGCCTTCGGTGACGCCCAGCGTATGGCCGTATCCGATGGTCCAGGCACCGGCAGTGCAGCGGTACGCCTCCAAACGGAGACCCTCCCACTGCTTGATGAAAGCAAGCCCTTCGGGGCTGATCCGGCGCGTCATCAGGCCGCATCCAAAGCAATTTTACGATCCCACACCCACTGAGCCGCAGCCGCCGGATCAAACGGCACCGTGGCGCTTAGATCACCGGGATTGGTAGGGTCGAGCATCGTCCAATCTGCGCTAACGGATGCCAGATAGGCTTCCAGATCAGCCTGGGTCGGGATGACTTCCGCATCGCCCACATCGTCATTTTCAGACAGGCCGATCATGACCATATCACGCGGGCTGGGCGTTGCCGGGTCACCAACAACGAAGACGCCGCCGACGCCTTCGGGATGCAGGCAGAGGAACGAGGGAACCTCACCCTGAGCCGTGAGCCGATACTTAATGCAATGATGCGCCATCTAGACCTCCTTGCTGGGCATACTGCCCGCTAAACAGATAAGCCCCAAAGTGACCCAACTCGCACCACGGGGCTACCCAAACCGTGCCGCCATGTTCACGGTACATATGGCAAAAATTATAGTCTTCCGATAATAGCTCATGATTGACGTTTTGAACCTTGAAAAAGTCATAAACTTTTTCTTCAGGATTGATCGTAACCCCGCCATTTTTGTACCAGCCAACGCGCTCCCTCAGTGTCTCAAAAACATCTCGTCGGATCAACATAAAGCCGGTACCAACATGCTTGACTTGAAACGGCATGTCGGGCGTGAGCATTTCGTGACCGGGCAATTTGTTAATGTTGAAAATGCCCGTCAGTTTGCTCAAGTCCGGGTGGTTGAGGACAGACCCCATCCGCACCCGGTCCCAGTTGATGCCCTTCATGGGCACTGCGCCGCCAATGATACCCTTATCAGCCTTGATCATTCGGGCGATGTCGTTGGGCACAAACTTCTGATCCGCATCAATGAACATGAGATGCGTGGCGTCTTCCATTAGCAGGAAGTGGTGGGCAATGGTGTTGCGCCCACGCTGGATCAGGCTTTCGTTACCCAGAAAAATGCACGTCATCTTGATGCCGTATTGCAAGCAGGCTTCTTTTAACGCCAGCAGCGACTGGGTGTACTCCGTACACATCATGCCGCCGTAGCAGGGCGTGCCGATCACAAGGTGCATTATTCGGCAGCCTCTTGCGTGATCTGCGGCACATTCGTCAGGCTGTGCTGATCGAACACGCTGAAACCGCGCCGGGCGGCAAACTTAGCCGGGTCTTCCGCCCATTTGTCAGCACAAGCCTCCAGCCAGCGCATCGTCATCTCATGAGTGGGGGCATTACCCTCGGAGATAAGCTGATTCTCCATGTTGAGGTAAGCGTACATCTCAGCCTGAGCCTGCGCCGCGTTGATGCCCAGATCGAAGAGGTAAATTAGGTTGCCTTCATCGATCATGCCATTGCGGCTGCGAGCCGCACTTAGGGCCTGTTTCATGCAAGTCATGATGTGGTAGCGAGCCTCTTCGCGCTCGTAGTCTTCCTCGGTGATCTCCTCCTTGCCAACTTTCTCAAGCAGTTGCTTGTGCTGGTTGACGAAAAAATTCATCTTTCGGATGGCACCGTTAACGTGGTTCTGGGTTCCCTCGATATGGCTATTGATCTCTAAAATCTCAATCTCCAGCAATTCGCAATCCAACGGGTCATCCGCCTGTGCCAGATCGCGTTCTTTCTTCTTTAGCTCGTTCTGCTTCTTGCGGAGGCCGATGTAGGCTTCCTGCAGGGCAGATCGGGTGCGGTCGATCTCAGCCAGCGTGTGCTTAATGGAGCGGATTGGCGTGATAGCTGTCACGTCCAGGGTCACGCTCATGAACTGAGAGTGCGATTTGTGGAAGTTGCTCGTGTCCCGCGCCACGGCGGGCAAGCGGTCTTGGATGTTTTTCAGCATCAGATTGTACTCCGGCTTATTAACAGCCAGCGCGGTGTTGATGCTGCCGATGATCAAGTCGTTAGACAAAATTTTTCTCCTGTTTGTGGTTTACTGAACAGCAGCAGCGCCTGAACAACCTGTAGATGTAATAGTTACATACTGAATTACATTAGTATTGGTGCCTGTATTACCCCCTCCAAACAAGCCAATATTGCCAACCAGCGGAGGGAGCGGCCAATTACCCTGCGTTACTGCCTGATACACCGCCGCGAGGTTCCAGACGCCGCTGTAACTGGGCATTATTGAACTCCTCCGTTAAACGACGAGCAGGCCGACAATGAAGACCGATTTACTGTTAAATCACCAAAATCTAGGGCATTACCTGTGGATGCTATGGTGACGTATGAAATTACGTTATTGGCTCCCCCAAAAGGTCCAATGGCTCCTCCTCCAAACGTTGCACGTGTTGCAGAAGAACATGCACTTAATGCTGATGTACCTTGGGTTAAATCACCAAAATCAGTTGCATTGCCTGTTGAGGCAATTGTAATGTACTGAATTACATTAGAGTAAGGAAGACTTCCTGGTGGCGTGATATTTCCTGCAAATAAACCTCTGGTGCTTGAGGAGCATGCGGCCATTTCCCGCGCAACTGTTATTAAGTCACCAAAATCAGTTGCATTGCCTGTAGACGCAATAGTCACGTAATCAATAATGTTAGTAAAATCTACCGAGCTCTGACCGCCGCCCCATACCCCGCGAGTAGGGGAGGAACAAGCGCATACGCCGTATCGAGCAACGGTTAAATTACCAAAACTTATGGCGTTGCCAGTACTGGCAATTGTTACGTATTCAAGTTGGGCATCATACGTAGTGGTGTAACCGCCTCCAACAACTCCGCGAGTTGCGTCATTACATCCACCAATACCATTTTTCATATCTTTGGTTAAACTACCAAAGTTTGTTGAATTTCCTGTAGTTGCAAATGTTATGTACTGTATCCGCCTAAGACTATTATTTCCTCCGGCAAACACCCCTCTAGTGGTTGACGCAAAAGCCCCATACGAACTGGTTGATTCCAACATGTCCCCAAAATCTATGGCGTTACCAGTAGAAGCAATTTCTATATAGTCCATTACATTAGAGCTTGGGCTTCCGCCGCCAAAGATACATCTCACCGCCGCAACAATACCACCAAACCCAAACCCTCTGGCAGAAGTAGCGCCTCTGGTTATGATAGTAGGCATTCTATCGCCTCACTTAAATTGAGTTTGACTGGTAAAGACGGTAAACGCTGCGGAACCCGTCTTCACAATGGTGTAGGTGTATATGTCAATGCTGGATGCGTTACCCGCAGTCCAAGCAGAACCACCTTGGTATTTAGGTGTGACTGCCGAACCATCGACCTGAACGGCGCTGTTGTAATATGCCGTCGCTCCTTGGGTCACAAGAAATGCCACCGTGATGCATTGGCCTGTGGACATCGCCGTGTTCAGCGACGTGCCGGAAGAAGCCCTGAAATTCACCGTCCAATTGGCCGAGGCGTTGCTGGTGTAATACAGAACGCTTTGCGTGGTAACATCATACGCAATCGTACCGGTGGCAGCCGTTGCGCTTATCGTAGCAACCTCAGCAGCATTCGTGAGCACGGATGCCAGAGCCGCAGTCGTCCCTGCCAGCGTCAGCGTCGTGCCGTTTGTGGTGATGCCGCTGGTTTCACCAATTACCGCTGCATTGTCATACAGCAAACGCGATGACGTACCGCCGGTGATAGTCGTGGTGCCGATTGTTACACCAGTCGGCACCGTTATGGTCGAGAACGTCAGCGTGCCCGATCCATTGGTCGTGACCACCTGACCATTTGTGCCGTCTGCGGTGGGGTACTTCAGACCCACCGGGTTGTTCATCAGGCGAACGACTGTGCCCGAGGCGTTCTCAGCGAACAGCGCCATGTCAGCGTTGTTGATGTTGATCGCAAGTTCGCCGGGGGCGAGGTTCGCAGTCAACGGCACCGCCGCAGCAGTCGTCGTGCGGTACAACTGGATCGGGGTGTAACCGGTTTGTGCCATCAGATCACCTCAGATTTTCAATCTTATACAGCGTTTTCATATACACTGCTGTCATTTCATCAAGGATATTTTCAAGGGCCGGAACGCCCCGGGCAATTTCCTTGCGGTTGGAGTTCAACCATAGCAGGTCTTTGCGAAGGAACTTAGCAATATCCTTGACCTGCTCGGGTGCCTGCTCAAGCTGCCCAAACGTGCCTTGATATGCCTCAACATAGCGGTCGAGCACGCCGATGATGTCCTCGTAGAACTCACCTAGGGCTTCGTGCTGGGAAAAGCTGTTGGTCGTCCAATGGTTGGCATGCGCGGTATTCCGCGCCTCAAAGGACTTTGTGATCAGGTCCTTGATCATCAGAATGTGCCCCCGTCGATGCCGCCCCAGGCAGGCGCGCTGGCACCCGCAGATACCAGAACCTGACCGGCAGTACCAGCAGCCGTAAATGCGTAAGCCGTTCCGGTTCCATAAG